AACAATGCAATTCTTTTTTACCCAAAGATAAAAAAGTGAAAGAGTTTAAGCCGATAAGCGATTATTCTCAAAGTGATTGGGAAGTTGCCGAAGAAAGAATGATAAGTAGAGCTGGCAAGATAGCTTATGATTGGACTAACGATGAAACGCTCAAAGAAAATACAGAAGCATTCTTTAAATACTTTTTAGATAAACACGGAGAATGTACCGGAGAATATCACTACCCATTAACAGACAAGGTTTTATCAAGAGTGGTAGACAGTTTAACGAAAGAAACTGAAATAGAACGTGACGGATATACAGACAATTATTACTCAACGATAAGCAACATGAAAGATAATACAGACTACAAGATGTTAGTTGATGAATATTTCAATACAAAGTTTTCAACACAATGCGATTACAGCCTAGTTCACTTTTCTTCTGAAAAGGTTTTAATTAACATTATGAACCACACTTGTAAGAGCAGTTGGTGTGAAAGCAAAGAGTGGTAGGAGGTATTCGCTATGAGTTCATATAAAGATTTACAGACTAAAATTTTTGAGAGAGACAATTACACTTGCCAATATTGCGGAAAAAGTAGTAGAGAATACAGGGCATTGGTGATGGCACACATAAGAACAGCTTCATTGTGTGGAGATGATAGAGAAAGTAATTTAATTACATTATGCAGACATTGCTACAGCCATATTTCAAACAATGAGATTAGAGCAAAATTTGAAACAAAGGAAAATGCGGATTATTTTTGGGGATTATATCACGAAAAAGTCAAAGGCTATTGCTATTACACCAACTATATCAGAAAAGTATTTACTAAAAATGGCGTAATTATGACAAGACCGCAAATAGATAGATATGTCAATGCATACATCAAAAATGACAGCGACTTTGATGATTTTAAAACAGAGCTAAGAGAAATCGGCTGTGAAAATATGAAGTATAAAATGCACAGAAAGATGGTAGAACACAAACATCAAATTGAAAAGCAAAAAGCGGAGGTATAAATATGGCAAAGGGAGTTAAGACACGAAATATCGACTCATTCCGAGAGGGATTGATGGAATACGCATATGGCAGATGTTCACAGGCGGAAGCAGCAAAGATTGCCGGAATGAGCGTGCCGACATTTAGGAAGTACGCGAATATGCATTTTTTAGGTATTCCATTCCCTGACACACTGTTTAAGGCAAAGGAGAAGTGAGAAGCATGTGTGAATTTTGCGAAAATATAGCAATGAACGATGATGAATATATGAAAAAAAGATACGCTGGCGGAGATTTTATTTGCAAAGATGAAAATGGATTCGGAGTGTTGATTGACACAGGAGACAGCGGTTGCCTTGGATATATAAAAATCAATTATTGCCCTATCTGCGGTAGAAAGCTGGTGTAGTAATGGCGGAACCTTTGAGCAAATTAGCAGAAAAATGTAAAAGTTGCCCTAAATCTGAAAAATGTGACCATAAAAGAATGGAGTTATGCGCTTTAGCGGATTTGCCACCACAAAATCTTGCAAGTGCTACACAAGATATTTTGATAGACAATATGTCGCCTATATTGAGGGAAGAAATAAAAAGTCATTTAAGTCCATTTAGGTACAAAGACGAATTAGAAAAAGCAATAAATGATTCCCATTTTGGAAATATGTTTATGTATGGCGCTTAGAAAGTTGGTGAAAGAATGATATCGTACAAAATAGCATTGTTTATTTACTATCTCTTATCGTTATGGCTCATAAAGAAATCCAAAAATATTAGAGAAGTCGCAGAAGTGGGTTTCTTAAATATTATATTTCTTTTGACAATGATTGTAGCGAACATTTAAGCATATAGAATAGGTGGTGGAAGAATGAAACATCAAAAAGAATGGCACACTTGCGACAGGTGCGGAAAAGAAATAAAAGTGAGGATATTATGCACGAACTCAATCACAAGAAACGGCGTATTGAGTACGACCTACGATTTATGCAATGAGTGCATGAAAGATTTTTGGGGGTTTATGAGAAATGAACAACATTGACAATCCTTTATCAGAGTATCAACCGCCATCTAAAGAAGCATTGAGAAATTTTGGCATAGACATTTCAAGAGAAGTAGTAGAAAAATATGCTTTGGAAAAGTTTGGCAGACTGCCACAAAGCCATATTGAAATGAATTTTGCTAGGGATTCTAAAATAGTTGAAGAAACAAAGAGATTTATAAGGAATGAAAATAATAAATTGTAAAGGAGAAAATAAATTATGAATTTTGGACAGGCAATTGAAGCATTAAAAAACAGCAAAAAAGTAGCAAGAAAAGGTTGGAATGGCAAGGGAATGTTTGTGTATTACGTTCCGGCTGGCAATTTTAAGTCTTATACAGAAATTGGAAAATCTATTGCAGATAAAGACGATTTAGTACATTACAATTCGTATTTTGCTATCAAAAATGTTAATGACACTGTTTCTACATGGGTTCCGTCAATTAATGATTGTTTAGCAGAAGATTGGTATGTAGTTGAGTAGCATATGGGAGCGTGTTTGAGCTATGAGCATGGCAGAAGTAATTAAATCAATAGAGCGTGAAGCGCTTAGAGAAGCACAATCACACGAAATAGGCGGTAGAAATGGCGAGCCGATAGAAACATCCGAATTTCATGATATGACTATTGGCATTGATATTTCGGTCGATGCAGTCAATGAGTATGCAAAATCAATTTTAGGCAGATACCCGGAAAATAATTATGAATTTTCAAGAGCATTAGCAATGAAAATTATAGAGGAAACAAAATCATTAGCGAATAGTGAGGGGAAGAAGTGAGATTATGAAAATAATTAAAAAGGGTGATTTGAACATAGCCAAAAAACCACTAAGATTTAAATGCAAGAATTGTTGGACGATTTTTGAAGCGATTGAAGAAGAATATATATACTGTGGCGACCAACGAGAGGGCGATAACTGGAAGTGCGAATGTCCTTTGTGCCACAAAATGGTTTATTACAGCTAAAATAATGATTGCTGATTATCAACAGAAAGGGGAACATATTATGGCTGATTTGAAAATATTTACAGAAAATATAGAACATGAAGCATTAAATCAGATATATACGCTTGTAAAACAGCCAGCATTTTCGGATTGCAAGATAAGAATTATGCCGGATGTTCATGCAGGAGCAGGGTGTGTTATCGGATTTACTGCTGATTTAGGAGAAAAAGTAATACCGAATATTGTTGGAGTTGACATAGGCTGTGGGATGCTTACTACAAACTTGGGGAATATTGATATTGATTTTGAGAGATTAGATAACATCATTAGAGAATATGTTCCAAGTGGTAGAAAGGTTCATGAAGAAGAAAACTCATCTGTCGCAAGCGATATTATTGAAAAATTGTATTGCAAGGAGCAGTTGAAAAATATAGATTGGCTGAAAAGAAGTTGCGGCACGTTGGGAGGCGGCAATCATTTTATCGAAGTTGATAGCGATAGCAAGAATAATAAATATCTTGTTATTCATTCGGGAAGTAGAAATGTCGGAAAGCAAGTCGCAGAAATATATCAGCAAATGGCGATTGCTGATATTTCGGGAAAATCGAATTTCAAACAAGATAGTGAGAAATTGATTTCTGAATACAAAAAATGTAAAAGAGAAAGAGAAATCAGCAAGACTATCAAAGAATTAAAGCAGTCCTACGAAGCAAATACAACTAAAATCCCTAGAGAGTTATCATATCTTGTTGGAAAACATAGAGAAATGTATTTGCACGATATGAAATTATGTCAAGAGTTTGCGGAAATTAATAGAAGAGCCATTCAGAGCATTATTTGTTACTATATGGGGTGGGAAGTTACAAAAGAAACTGAACGATTTCAAACGATTCACAACTACATTGAACACGATACAAATATTGTCCGTAAAGGTGCTATTTCTGCAAAAATGGGGGAAAAGGTACTGATACCAATAAACATGCGTGACGGTTGCATTTTGGGAATTGGCAAGGGAAATGAAGATTGGAATTATTCAGCGCCGCATGGAGCAGGGCGAACAATGAGCAGAACAAAGGCAAAAGAAAGCATTTTGCTAGAAGAGTATCAAAAAGCAATGGACGGAATATTTACAACATCTGTAAATACATCTACGATTGATGAAAGCCCTATGGCATATAAAACAATGGATGAAATAATTGGAAATATAAAAGATACCGTTGAAATAGTTGACATTATAAAACCGATTTACAATTTCAAAGCAAACGAATAAAAACAATTACCGGCTACAGATTGATTGTAGTCGCTACCCTAAAACAGTTATAGGCAGAGGTCTATAAGCACCTTTGCTTTTTAAAAGTGGAGGTGCTTTTCTTATGGCTAGTCAAAGCCTTATTTCCACAGTAAACGGATATGAAAACTACATAAAGGATAAAGGAAAAGACGAGCAAGTAATTAATGCCTATGTAGACGCTTGCAGTGTAGCCATAAATGGCGAGAAAGATATTGAGTATGGACTACAACTCACTAAGAGAGCAAAAGGGCTTATAGAGGACTTCTGCACAGCTAAAACAGGTGGTACGATTTGGGATTTGGAAAAATACGCATTCGACCACAAAACCACGTATGAGCTGATAAACAAAAAATATGAGGTTTTGTTACTTGAAGCCCAAAACAAAATAGTTGACAGCTATTTTCAGTACATAGAGAAAAAGCGTGAGCCTAAAGACCGATTTTATATGCCACGTAGGAAACAATTAATCAAAATTGGACTCGTGGACGCATTACAAGGCATGATTGATGATAAATACGACATATTGTGCGTGAGTCTAGTGCCTGGAGCTGGAAAGAGTACGATTGAGAAATTTTTTCATTCGGCAGTTGCCGGTTGGTTTCCAAAAGACTACAGCCTATTTTATTCACACAGTGGCGATATTACACGAATGTACTACGATGGTGTATACGACATTGTTACTAATGATGATGATTACGCATGGCATGACATTTTCCCTAATCTATCAGTTACAAGCACGAATGCCAAAATGGAGCAATTCAACATTGGCAAATACAAACCTTTTCCGTCAGTACAATGTACTTCTGTAGGAAGTAAGAATGCTGGAAAAGTCCGTGCAAGTAAATTTTTGTTAGTTGATGATATGATAGGCGGAATTGAGGAAGCCTTAAATCCTACAATACTTGATAAGTTGTGGGATAAATACGCAGTAGACGCAAGACAACGTAAGACACAAGATACGGACGGGAAACCATGTAAAGAGATACATATTGCCACTCGTTGGAGTGTACATGATGTTATCGGACGCATTCAAAATATGTATATTGGAAATCCAAGAGTCAAAACAATATCAGTTCCCGATGTAGACCCGGTGACAGGGGAAAGTAATTTTGATTATGAGTATGGTGGCTTTACGAAAGAGTTTTTTGCCGACCAACAATTACTTATGGACGAAATCTCTTACCGATGTTTGTATAAACAGGAGCCTATCGAGCGTGAGGGCCTATTGTTTCCTGATGATAAAATCCGCAGATACTTCAATCTGCCACATGGCGAACCGGAAATTATCACAGCTCAATGCGATACAAAAGGAAAAGGCACAGACTATTTTGTTATGCCGATACTGCAAAAATATGGTGAGGATTATTACTGTGTTGATTGCGTGTGTGATAATACGGCAGACTATGAAATGCAGTATGAAAATGCGTCAAACACATTAGTCAATAATCAGGTACAAGAGTGTGAGTTTGAGCGTAATGCCGGTGGTGACAGAGTGGCTATGGAAGTTAATAAGCGAGTTGAAAATAAAGGGTGGATATGCAACATCACTGATGTACCGACAGAGACAAATAAGGAAGCACGTATTTTTCAGTGTTCTAACTGGATTTTACAACATATTATTTTCAAAGACCAATCACTTTATAAGCCTAATGAGCCTTATGGAGTAATGGTATCACTGCTGAAACGATATTCAGTAACAGGCAAAAAACAGCTTGATGATGTTCCTGATGTTTTTTCAAACTTTGCCTTAAGAATGACACAAGGCAGTAGAATAGCAAAGGTTGAAGCAGTACACAATCCGTTCAGAGGAGGGCTTTATTAATGACAAATACTTGTTTTATGTGCGGAGCCACTATCGAAATTAACAAAAAGCAAAAATACGTTTGTGAGGAATGCGATAGAAAAATAAAATTGCTAAACCAGCTTACAAATGTAGATAAAGCAAAAGAAAAAATAGAGAAAAAGGCAAAACGAAAAAGAATTAAAGACTTAGACTATGAACAAGAAGCTTGCGAGGTTGCACGAAAAATAATGTCTGAGGGCTATGTTTTTAATAGTGTAAATGAAATTTGCTTTGCTATACAGCTTGAAAAGGAAAACATTAAATATTATCCGAATTACAAAATATGCGAGTGCAAAGTAGACTTTTTCATACCGGATTTAAAGAAGATTGTTGAAGTTGATGGCGAAATATATCACACAGATGAAAATAAGGATTTTTTAAGAGAAAGAAAAATAATGAGCTGTATTGACAATGATTATGAGATTGTGAGAATACCGGCTTCGTTTGTGCCTGATTATATTATACTGGGATTAAAAGAGGGTTTAGACTTTATAGTTGATAAAAGAAAGTTTGATAATAGATTTAGAGACACTCGGTTCGACAAGATATATTGGGAAGAATTTATTAATTATAAGTATGCAATGAGGAGAGCGAAATTATGAATACAAAAACTTACTTAAATCAAATTAGCAGATTAGATAAAATGATACAAAACAAGCTGTCTGAAATATACCGGCTTAAGACAATAGCATGTAGCGTTACTGTTTCAACGGACAAAGAAGCGGTTGATGTTTCATCTGACAAAGATAAATTAGGCAGTACAGTAACTAAAATTGTGGACTTGGAAAAAGATACAGACAAACTTGTTGATGAATTTATGAGAAAAAGAAATCATATCATCGGTCAAATTGATAGTATGGAGAATACTGACTATTATCACGTACTCTCAATGAGATATGTTAATCAAAACACTTTTGAAGAAATTGCCCAGGCTACAAATTGGAGCATAAGAAAAATATTTACAATCCACGGCAGAGCCTTGCAAGAGTTTGAAAGGCTTTACGGAAAAGAATATCTTGAAAATGTGCAGTAGTGTGCATAGTTTTGCATATCATTGCATATATACACTTAAAAAATTGACAGTTATAATATAACTATGAAAAAATGTAATTCGTTCATTGCGAAAATCTCTTTTAAAAATGGCACTCACAGATTGTGGGTGCCATTTTTAGTGAAGCGAGGGTGACATGAATAATCAGAATATTAATATTGTACCAACAGGAAAACGAAGTGTAATGTGCCCTCGTTGCGGAAAATTGCTAACGTGGGTAAATAAAAGCGACAAGAGACACCACAAAGTAATGTGTACGCACTGCCGTAAATGGATATGGTTTTGGGCTGGTACGCAAGAATATCAGATAAAAGAGGTTCCACAGAGAACTTCTGCAAGTGGCATGAGGTTTTATTGATGTATAGATATGCTCATAAAAATGTAAGACCTTTTTCGGCTGTTTGCCACAATAATTACGGCAGACAAGTTATTTTCACACGTAAAAGGCAAATCACAAAAAACAATATAATCGAAGAACTGAATAAAGCACTTGTGATTCACGAGCAAAACGCTATTGAGATTGAGTATCTCGACAGATACTATCGTGGCGACCAACCGATTTTGTATCGGCAAAAGGTAAATCGCCCGGAAATCAATAACAAGATTGCTGTAAATCTTGCATATGAGCTTGTTGAGCGCAAAACTGCAGAAATGTGTGCCGAGCCAATCCAATATGTGCTGCGTGGCACCGATAACCACAAGTCAGAGGAAATCACACAGCTTAACATCACAATGGATTCAGAAAGCAAACAGGAGTGCGATATAGACATACATCGTTGGAGAAGCATATGCGGTACCGGCTACAGATTCATCGGTAATGATGACGGACAAGGACAGTTGCTTGATGAAAGTGATTTTTATTTATCGTCTGAAAATCCAATGTATACCTTTGTAGCATACTACTCAAACGGACGTCCGGCATTCTCTTGTCAAATCGGAGAGGATGAGAACGGAGCAAATATTTATTATGTGTTCACCGACAATGAGTGGTTTGATATTCGCAACGACAAGATTTATGCAAGCGGAACAAACGGCAATAGAGCAATTCCGGTGATTGAATATCCAAACAATGCAAGACGATTATCTGATATTGAAATGACTATTGCAATCACAGACGCTATCAACGTGCTTACATCGGACAGAATTAATGGTGTCGAGCAGTTTGTGTCTGCATGGGTGAAATTCGTTAATTGCGAGATTGACATAGATACGTTCAGAAAAATGCGGCAAGAGGGAGCGTTGGTAGTTAAATCTAACAACGGCTCAGACAACAAGGCCGATGTTGATGTAATGACAAGCGAACTTAATCAGACAGAGGGACAAGTGGTTTTCACTGACCTTTTTGAAAGATTTTTGAGTATTCAAGGTCTTGCAAATCGTCAGGGCAACACAGGCGGTGACACCGGCTCGGCCGTAGAACTGCGAAACGGACATTATGATGCCGGACTTAGGACGGCTATTAATGAGCCTATTCTTAAGAAATCAGAGAGAATGGCACTTAGGCTTATTCTTAATAGGCTGAGAATTAATAAAGGCTTTACGCTTATGCCTAGCGATGTTGAGATACACATTAATCATAATAAGCTAGACAACATGCTTGTTAAGGCAGAGGTGCTTGAAATATTACTTAGGTGCGGTATCAATTACAAGAGAGCCGTCAAGACGATTGACATGTTTAGTGACCCTGAACAAGTCACTCTTGAAAGTGCTAAGCGTATGGAAATGTTATTCCCGGAAGAACAGCCGACAACAGCTACACCTAACAATAATAACTATGATAAGAACAATGGAAAGACAGCCGATGAATAATTGGCTGTCAATTTATTTTGGAGCTTGATATGGCAGATGAAATCCACACACTTAACAAAAATGAAATACAGGATATAGATTATGATACATATTTCGGTGAGATGGATTTATCTGACAAGGAGAAAGAGGATAGAAAAGGCCTTGCCGAAAGATTTGAAAAGATATTTGTTATGCTATTTGCCTTGCTATCCGGCAAAGAAGAGACAGAGATAACAACTATCACCAAAGAATTTATCATCAGATATGAGAGCATTGCCACACAGTATTGTAAGGCGAAGAAAACACCCTCATATATTACGGATTATGCCCGGTACATTGTGAATGAAGTAGTTGACACTACCACGCAAAATACGGATGTAGAGTATTTTACTTCAGAGAAGCGAGCAAAAAATGTAGCTGCGAATGAAGCTAATGCGGTCGGCAATTACAGATTACAAACCGAAATGGTAAAACAGGGCTACAAAACAAAAGAGTGGCGCTCAAAAGAAGATTCACATGTCAGACCTACACATGCAGAAGTTGATAGAAAGAGAATTGATATTTTTGAGCCGTTTGAAGTCGGAAACTCACTTATGATGTTTCCAAAAGACCATTCTTTAGGGGCACAAGTAAAAGAAATAGCAGGGTGTAGATGCAGTCTTAAATATTACAAATAATGAGCAACTTGTAAGGAAAACTTATAGGTTGCTTTTTATTATACAAAAAACTTGCAGTTGTGCGTTAAACAACAGAAAAACTCGGCTGGTGCGACCAGCGATAACAAAAGCGTGAGTTACGGAGGTAATTGAAATGACAAGAAATGATGTTTTGAAGCTTTTCCCGGACGCAACGGATGAGCAGATAACAAATCTGCTTAACAAGAGCGGTGAGGAAATGGCAAGAGAGAAAGAGAAAGCCAATCAGTATAAGGCTAAAGCCGACAAAGCTGACGAGCTACAGACACAGCTTGATGAGCTACAAGCTGGCAACATGACTGAACTCGAAAAGGCGAATAAAGCCTTAGAGACAGCTAATCAGCAGATAGCCAAGCTACAGAAAGATAACGCTGTCAGAGACTTGCGTGAGAAGGCTATGTCAGATTTTGGAATTACAGCAGAACAGGCAAAGACAGTAGTAAAAGAGGATGGCTCTTTTGACACAACATCACTTGGCAAGATTATTTCCGACATGAAAGCCAATGCGATTGCGGAGTACGAGAAAAATGCACTCAAAGATACTCCTAATCCGAACAATGGCGGTAACAATAATGAACCCGACTCAAAGCCAGCAGATGTAGCCAATGCAGAACAAATCTCATTCGGTACAGTTGCAAGTGCTGAAAGTCAAAACAGCTATGTAATTTAAACAGGAGGTAGAACGATGGGAAAGCCAATCGTAAGAGACTTTACACAGGGTAAAGGAATTTTAAAATTTTTCCCTTATGAGGGTGCAGCATGCCTTGTACCACAGACTATGGTAACAAGCGCAGATGGAAACGGAATGAAGATTGTGCCGGCCGGTACACCATTCCCAAGCAATGACGCAGAGTGCAAGGGCTATCTGTTACACGATGTAGATGTAACAATGGGTGACGCACCTGGAACATATGTATATCAGGGAACTATTGATTGGGAGAAAGTTAAGTCTCTTTCAATCGCAGATGAAGCTAGAACTGCAACACCTAGAGTTACTTTCTATGGTGCGCCAAAGATTGTAGCAAGTCAGGTTTAAAAGGAGGTAGAAGAACATGGCATTACCATTAGCAGAAGCATTTACAGCGAGAAGCCTCGGTGTAATGTGGAACAATTATCAGAAGACATTAGGAACTGCCCCTTATCTTGGCAGACAAAAATTTGGAACACGTAAACAGGACTCACTCGACCTTAGATTTATTAAGGGTAAGAACGGACTGCCGGTATCACTCAAAGCTTCAAACTTTGATGCACAGGCAGAGTTAAGAGATGTTGGAGGCTTCTCTGACATTCAGAACTCTATGCCATTTTATCGTGAGGGATATATGGTAACAGAGAAAGAGGAACAGGAGTATGACAATTACAGAACTTCTGAAAACTCTAGCCTTGCCAATAACGTATTACGTGAAATCTCAAAGAAACCAATGATGTTAATTGAGGGTGCATTAGTTGTACCGGAGAGACAGATTTGGCAGTTACTTGCACCTACAGATGGTGTACCAAAGGTAAAGGTTGTACTTGGCGATAAGAACTATGTCGTTGATTACACAGCCGACAATGGTGCAGAGCATAAGGAAAAGCACTTTAAGTCAATTACCGGCACAAGTGCATGGGATAAGCCTACCACATGTGCACCGCTTGATGACCTTATCACAGCTCGTAGAGACTTTGCAAAGGCTACAGGCTACTCACTTACACGTTTTACCATGAATACAGCGACTTGGGAAATGGTGCTTAAGGCAGAGGACACAAAGAAACAGGTACTCGGTATCACTGCTTACAATGGCGGTATCAGATTACAGCAAGGACAGGTTACTGAATACCTTAGAGGATATGGTATCGAGATTGAAGTATACGATAAGCTCTATGTTGATGAGACAGGACAGACACAGTACTTTGTACCAACAGGCATTGTATCTGCGCAGTCTGCCGGAGTATTCCTTGGCGATTACACATTTGGTAAGACTCCAGAGGAAAGAAGTGGAAGTATCACAGACGGAAACCTCTCACTTGTTGAGACAGGTGTATCTGTATACACATATGCTACAAATCATCCTATCAATACTCACTGTATTGTATCTATGATTGGATTACCTACATTCGAGGGTATGGATAGCGTTATGGTTCTCAAAGTTAAGGAGGATTAAGGCTTATGATAGCAACGCACTCTATAAAGCATGATGGAGTGTGGTATAAAGTCGGAGACGAGGTACCGGAAAGCAATAGCAATTCGGTGCCTTCTGATTTTATGAACCCACCTGAAACACCATACACAAAAACAGAAATTAACAGAATGTCAACAGCCGACCTAAAGAAGCTTGCGAGCGAAAATGGTATCGAAAATGCCACAGAAATAAATGGCGGTGACTTGAAGAAAATGTTAATTGAAAAGTTTGGATTATAAGGAGCTTGGCATGGAATACACCACATTAGAACAAGTAAAAATCAGACTTAAACAATTTCATATTGATACAGTCACGAATGATGATGAAACAACATCTGATGTGGTAGTGTTCGACAACAAGGAAGATAACCCACTCATTGAACAGCTCATTAAGCAAGCCACGGAAGATGTAAAAGCAAAAAGGTGTTATCCGGACACTTTCACTGATAATGATATAACTGCCGATTTAAAGCAGTTTGAGAATGTCGTTATCAATCTTGCTGTCTACGACCATTCACAAGCCGGTGAGAACTACATGAGCGCATTGAGTGAGGGCGGAGTGAGCCGTACATGGAAAGACAGAGATAAACTGTTTGTCGGAGTTTTCCCTTTTGTCAAAGTGCTATAGCAAAAGAAGATTGAGCGTTACCATTTTACTGATGTCGGTAAAGTGGTAGCAGGCGGTACACATTAAGTGGTGGTGGGCGGTGTGCCAATTACCAAAGATGAAAGGCTGTAAGATGAAAACTTTAATCTATCAGACATACATTATTGCCTTGCCAATTGTTCTGACGGCACTTTTGGGCTATATTGTTTGGCTTTTACAAGAACAGAAAAAGCAAAAAGCAATAGACACAAAAGAAAGAAATGAGCGCATTGAAGAGGAAAAGAAGCTACGACAAGCAAACGGAAAAGGTACAATGTTACTTTTACGAGTACAGCTTATCGAATACCACGATAAGTACATGAAGCTTGGCGAAATACCCTCATATGCGTATCAGAATTTTTGCGAGATGTATGACGCATACCACGCGCTCGGTGGTAATGGCATGGTAACAAAAATGAAAAATGAGATTGAGGAAATCCATTTAGGTAAAGGAGGAAAAAACTGATGGACTTTACACAAGTACCTACAGTAGTTGCTATTATGGTAATTACTTATTTAATCGGATATGCTTCAAAGCAGATACCACAGGTTAAAGATAATGTTATTCCTATTATCGTAGGTGTAGCCGGTGGAGTACTCGGTATTGTTGGAATGTTTGTAATTCCCGGTTATCCGGCAGACAACATTCTTGATGCAATAGCAGTTGGCATTGTGTCGGGCATGGCAAGTACCGGTGTTAATCAGATTTACAAGCAGATAAAGAAAAATGCTTGACATTAATAAACAGGCCATGAAATACGCGCTTCAAGGTCAAACTATCACAGTCTATGAAAAAGACGAGGACGGAAATCTAAAGTTTTACGAAACAGAGGACGGAGAGAAAATATATTACACACACGAGGAAACAGGCTTTTCGGAGTCAGTTGATTTTCGGGCGAATATATCGTTTGACGGAGGAGAAGCACAGAACAAGGAATATGGCTTTAATACGGCTGATTTTGACGCTGTTTTGCTGACAGACAGAGGAGAATACCCTTTTAAAAAAGGTGACGTTATTTGGCTTGATGGCGAGCCCACAAAGGGCGAAAACGGATTAGTTGATTCAACTTCCGCAGACTTTACAATAGTGGGAGTAAAACCCTCTCTCTATTCAGTTAAATACATGCTCAAAGCAGTTGTGAAAGAAGTGTAATTATGAAGATTGACGTTTCCCTGACAGAAAAATCTATACAAGATGCGATAGATAAGCTCGAAAGATATAAAGACCGCTTACAAGACAAGTGCATAGCATTTGTCGGAGAGCTTGCTAGTAATGGCATTGCTGTAGCACAAGCAAATACAGGCAATTTCGGACACTATATCACGTTTAGTTACGAAATTAAAGATACAACAGACGGCTGTACGGCTATTGTGCTTGCTACCGAAACAGGGCAGATACAAAGCACATGGCAGACGGCCGATGGACTCAAAACAGTTGATGTATCGCCTTTGCTCATGGCTGAATACGGCTCGGGCTGGAGAGCTAAGCCACACTTCAATGACGCAAGGGGCGGCCAAGGGACTTTCCCGGGGCAGACACACGCATTTGACAGCGAGGGTTGGTATTGGAGAGACGAAAGCGGAGAATTACATCATTCATACGGCATTACACCTACGATGCCGATGTATCACGCATTTTTAAAAATGGAAAATGAAATTATGAAAACAGCACGGAAAAATTTTTAGTTGAGGTGATAAAGTGGCAAGCCAAAATCAATGGGTTTATGACCTTGAAAATCTCACATATGCGATTATTAAAACCCGATGTGAGAAAAAATTGAAAACTAAATATCCCAAGCTAAAATTCACGCAAGAGGAACAGTCGGACAGCGCAGCGGCTAGTTTCCCGACAGTGCTAGTTCAAGCACTCGAACCTATTGAGCAGAATGAGGATTTAGAGTGCGAAAGAATAAATACAGTGTTATTTACAGCACAAGTGACTGTTACAACGAATAAAAGCCGTTCAGAAGCTTTGAATGTGGCGCAGACAGTGGCTGATGAATACAAAGCTATGTCATTCGCACTGAAACCGGCCCCATTCGTTAGAAAAAACGGCAAATTATGGACTGCAACATTACGTGCTAGGCGGTCATTCGACTGGAATGATAGATTATAAGAGCTTTTTGGCTCTTATTTTTTTATGAAAAATTAGGAGGTAATACAAATGGCAACAGGATTAAAAAGTAGAATTGCTTACAAGACACCAAGCTCATCCGTTACAAGTGGCGATTACTGGGCTGGAACTTACAAGCTCTTAATTAGAGCTAAAACAATTCCCTCACCATTCGGTTCGCAGAACATGGTAGATACTTCAACTCTTGAGGACTTAGTAGAGACACAGGAAATGGGCAGACGTTCAGCCGGCTCTATGGAAGTTGAGGGAGCTTTTGAGAAAAAGTACAAGGATGAGATGGTAACTAACGAGGGCAAGAAACTTGACTTCATCATTCTCTATGGTACAGACGGAAAAGGCTCAGAGGGTATCTGCGCTTTTATCGGTCAGGAGTCATTCGCCCCAGGCGAGGCTTCTGATGACCACTTAACAGGAACTGCGACTGTATCAGTACAGACAGTACCTAAGTGGATTGAGGATAACTACGAGGTTGCGGTAACAGAGGACGACCAAGGCTATCCAACAGCAATCACACTCACAAAAAAAGGGTGAGCCAATCGGAAAAAGCCGTAGCGGTTGGCTATGATGATAGCACGGCTGACAGCGAACTTGAAGATACAATATAGCAAGGTAATTGAGGCAGTGTTAAAACTGCCTCTTTCCCTATATAAATTAGGGAGAAAGGGAAAGATAAAATGAAAATTAAATTAAATGGAAAAGAATACACAGTTAAATTCGGATATGCACCGGTAGTTAAGAATAAAATTATCCCAAGACTCGTAGGGATGGAGCAACAGGGTGAGGGGCTTGAAGTTATTGACAACATGCTTGAGTTTTTACCGGAGTTTTTGCTTGTAGGCTTACAGAAATTCCACGCTGACGAATTTGGCTTTGATTTTGACAATAAAGAAGCAAAAGAGAAACAGCTCGTAAAGGTATACGATTTACTTGACGATTACCTTGACCCGGAGAATGAAGAGGGTGGAGATTTACAATCACTCTATAATGACTTGTCGGCTGAAATGGAGAAAAACAGTTTTTTATCCAAGATGTTGGCGAAAGAGGTGCAGACAGCCAAGAAGAAACCAATCAAGAAGTAAAAGAGCTTACATGGGAAGTGTATTGTAACGAAATCCGCCCATATTGGCTTTTAGCAACTAAAGGCTATGGATTTAGCGTTGAGGACATAGATATGTCTTGTCCGGCTGATTTAGAGCCTTATTCAAAGGCTTATATGCTTGAGCAAAAAGAAGCCGACTCCAACATGTGGGCTTGGTGGGGCACATACGGATTGAGCGCAACTCTTACAGCTATTGACAGGGCCTTGAATGGCAACAAGGCAAGAGCAAAATACATTGAGAAGTCGTTAAATGAGCAATACTCAAAAGATAACGAGCCTAAATACAAAGAGTCTAATGAGGAAATTGCCGTTTACGAGATGAAGCAACGAATTAACGCATTAAGACAGTCAGGATTGCCTGAAAGTCCTGATTAATGAGGTGAAAATATGGCATATAAAGGAATTGACGTATCGTCATATCAAGGAAATATTGATTGGAGTAAGGTTAAGTGGGCCGGAGTGCAATTTGCAATCCTAAAAATAATCCGCAAAGACCTGAACCCGGACAAGACTTTTGAAGCAAACTGGAAAGGCTGTACTGATGTAGGAATGCCAATACAAGGCGTTTACAACTACTCATACGCTACAACAGTAGAGAAAGCAAAGACAGACGCAAATAAGGTCATTCAGACACTTAACGGACGGAAAACCTTTGTTTGGTTAGATGTTGAAGATAAATGCCAACAAGGACTCGGACAGACATTTATTGACATAATTAACGCATATCAGAGTGTTATTAAGAGTGCCGGTCTTAACTTTGGTGTATACACAGGACTTAGCTTTTACAATCAGTACATTGCACCATACGCAAGTCAGATTAATTGTCCGTTTTGGATAGCACGTTATCCGTCAACTAAAGGAATGTCTATCGGTGATGAGCCTAACAGCGCTAAGAAGCCTGTTATTCAACATCCTCTGTATGGCTGGCAGTATTCTAGTGCATTTACTTGTAGCGGTCTGAATAACAGCACTGACGCTAACTTACTCTATATTGAGCTTGACAAGGGTGACGGAATAGAGAATAATCCGGCACCAACGGTAACTCCGGTAAAGAATAACGCTTGGAAAGGCGATGAGGAATATTACCTCGACAATGATAATGTAAGAAAATGGCAGCACGCTATGAATGTAGGCTTCGACCTCAAAGGAGCTGATGCACTGAAAGAAGATGGCAAGTTTGGAGCCAATTCACAGAGATTTGCTAAAAATCACAATTTGTGGAGCGGTCAGAGGCATAACTGCCCGACAGCCATTAAGTGGTTAAGAAGAACTCTGCATGACAAGTATCATTTTTACAAACTTGATACTGGTTACAAAGAGTGGAGCGACTACCTCACAAAATGTGTCATGGTATTTCAAAAGAATAGAGGTCTTAAGCAAGATGGATATGTTGGATTGATTACAACATACTATCTGCTCAAAGACTAAATACATGAGAGCTACTTTAGGGTAGCTCTTTTTTATTACAGGGAGGTGAAAAAATGGCAGAGAGCATTGAGCTTCAAATCAAGTCGGACGCGCAACAAGCGACAAAAGTCATAAGCAATTTACAAAGTAAGTTGCAAGGGCTTGGAAGTGCTCTCAATTCCCTCAATGGTGCAAGCATAAGCAATTTTGCGAGTGGAATGTCACAGCTCGCAACATCACTTAGAAGCGTGAGCAGTATTGACACACGTACCTTTAGCAAGATTGCGACTAATATGGAAAAGCTTGGAAACCTTGATACTGCAAGACTTGTTAGCTCGGCAAGTGCCTTAAAGAGCATGGCAACAGAATTGTCGGGTTTTGCGAATATCTCAAAGCAATCAGCAGAGATTACACAATTAACAGCTTCAATCTCGAAGCTCGGTTCAAAATCAGCCGGTTATGCTGCGGATAACATCAGAAACCTTGGTAGCGCCTTAAAAGAGGTAATGACAACATTATCTAACGCACCGAGAGTCAGCAACAACATTATTCAAATGACTAACGCACTTGCTAATCTGTCGCAACAAGGCTCAAAAGTCGGTTCGGCTAGTAGGTCACTTGTAACAGGCTTTTCAAACACAACTAAGTCAATTAAGAGTACAAGGAGCGGATTTAGGGGCTTAGCTTCAACTATCGGTAAGTTTTACGCAACTTATTGGTTGGTTATGCGAGCTGTAGGAAAAATAGGCGGTGCAGTTGATTTAGCAAGCCAATTAACAGAGGTTCAAAACGTAGTAGATACCACGTTTGGCGATATGGCAAGCAAGGTTGATGACTTCACAAAAACATCAATTCAAGATTTTGGAATGTCGGAGCTGACAGTTAAGCAAATATCAAGCCGTTTCCAAGCGTTAGGTACCTCTATAGGTATTTCATCAGAACAAGTGGCAAATGGTACGGCAGTGGCAAATAAAGCTCTTATGAGCCAAAATAACACGCTATACAAGACCACAGACAGTATGGCTGATATGTCGCTTAATCTTACAAGGTTAGCCGGTGATATGGCTTCATTCTACGATGTAGACCAAGCCGATGTTGCAAAGAGCTTACAATCTATTTTTTCGGGAACAATTGCACCATTAAGAAGATACGGACTCGATTTAACACAAGCCACACTTTCGGAGTGGGCTATGAAAAACGGTCTTGACGCAAATATTAAATCCATGACGCAAGCCGAAAAGGTACTCTTAAGGTACAACTATGTCATGGCTAATACGCAAGCTGCACAGGGTGATTTTGCCAAGACCGCAAATACCTGGGCTAACAGTGTAAGAGTCCTTAAGCAAGAGTTCCAAGCATGGGGAAGTATCATAGGTAGCGTAATAATAAATGCTCTAAAGCCGTTTGTTCAAGCCTTAAGTAAAGTAATGCTCAAGGTTATTAGCTTCACAAGAACTGTGGCTGACGCACTCGGAGCAATCTTCGGATGGACTATCGAGATAAGCGGTGGCGGTGCTACAGTTGATGGCATGGAGGACATAGCTGACGGAGTAGGCGATATTGGTGATAACGCTGATAGTTCCAACAAGAAAGCACAAAAACTGAAAAAGACACTACTTAGTATAGACGAGATACACGCACTTGACGATAACAGCGATAGTGGCAGTGGTGGTGGTTCGGGCAGTGGCGGTTCCGGTGGCGGTGGAGCTGGCGGTGGTGTTGACAGTTCGCTGAAAAAGACTGATGGATTGCTCGAAAAATACAAATCATCAATCAAGGATTTATACTCACTTGGAAAGTACATCGGTGACACAATAGCCGACTCCCTTAATTCTATTAATTGGGATAACGTGTATCAGAGCGCATCGAACTTTGGAAAAGGTCTTGCAGACTTCCTTAACGGCTTAATAAGTCCAAAATTATTTACGGCACTCGGAAAGACAATAGCCGGTTCAATAAGAACTGCCATAATCTCTGCTTTTTCGTTTACGTCAACGTTTGATTGGGGAAACCTTGGAGACAGTTTTGCTTCATTTATAAATGGCGCATTACATGAAATGTCAAGAGTAAGTGACGTTACAGGGCTGACAGGTTGGCAAGAACTTGGAAAAACGGTCAATAACATTGTTCACGGCATACGAGATACTTTAATTCATGCGCTAGTCAATATTGATTGGAAAGACGCATTTAAGGGTATTTCAGAATTTATCGGAGAACTTGATATTGACACTTTTACTATTCTTATTGGCGCGTTTACATGGAAACACGGACTCAAAGAGATAACCAAAACTCTTATTACATCTGAATGGAAAAAGTATGCAACAGCTAAAGGCTTGTCAAAAACAGAACTTGCACTAAGGGGAGTTGAGGTACTGGTTATCGTGTCGGGCATTAATTACGTGCTGGCGCATATGAAAGGGTGGATTGATAAACTCAAAGAGTGGTTCAAGAGCCCGGAATCCGGAATGGGAATAAGCAACGAAGTCACAGGCTTTGACGGAAAAAAGATTAAACTTGTCACTCCTCTCGAGTGGAGAATCAAGGAAATAAAGTGGAAAATCAAAGACGCTGAAAAAAGCGTAGATGATTTTTTCAAAGACTTGGGAAATTATTTCAAAAAAGGCTGGAAAACATTTAAAAAGAATATGTCTTTAAATGTCGATGATTTACAAAACGTATTAGGGCCACGGCTTTACAACGGCTTTGTTGGGATTATTAATGACATTATAGGATTGCTTAACAAGATACCCGGTGTTGAAATACCAAAATTTAAAAAGAAAACAGTCAAAGGAGTCGACGATACCGCAAAAGAAGTAGGAAAGAGTGCGAGCAAAATTGATGATAGCTACAAAAACTTAAGTGCCGGTGTAAGTGGGTATTTAGGAAATATCAACACTTCACTTGATGGTACTAAAAGTAAGATGGACAGCATGGAAAGAAAAGCGAGTACAACTAGCTCTAATTCTAAAACATCTTTTTCAAACTTAAATGCCGGAGTGAGTGGCTATTTAAGCGGAGTCAACACTTCAATTGACGGAACCAAGGGTAAGATGGACAGCATGAGTAGCAAGGCAAGTGGAGCAACACTTAGCACAAGTGGTTCTTTCTCAGCGTTATCATCAAATCTCTACAATTCATTAAGTGGAGTTAACGGCTCATTGGGTAACACTAAATTCAACATGGGATTATTTCAAGACGCTGCAGAAAATATGAGGAGAGGAACATCAAACTCGTTCTCAACAATGGCAAGTAATGCAAGCACTTATCTCGGCTGGACGGGTGGTAGTTTTAATGGACTTAAAGGAAAAGTCGATAACACGAACGGAAGTTTAGGCACGTTTAAGTGGTACGCAAATCAAAGTTACAGCGTTGGAATAAGTAGCTGGGGATTTAGCAGTGTTAAAAGCTCAATAGATGGCATTGTACGCTCATTGGATGATTTGTTTAAGTACAACAATAAAAGATTCAATATTACCACAGGCACAAAATACATGGGGTATCAGTCACTACTCGACAGGGCACCACATTTTGCTAGTGGTGGTTTCCCGGAAGAGGGCCCGTTCTACATGAACCGAGGGGAAATAGTCGGTAAATTCTCAAATGGTAAAACAGCCGTAGCGAATAACCAACAAATCACAGAGGGAATTAAACAGGCTGTCATGGAGGGCATGGCGCAAGTAATGATGAACTCTAATGCCGGTGGAAATTCTGCACCTATCATTGAAAACGTGTTTAAGTGCGACAGCGAAACCCTCTATCGCATGACACAGGTAGGCAAAGCAAAACACGGACAACGATATATTGTAGCAAATGAATTTGGCTAAGACACTCACCCTTGCGTGGGTGTCTTTTTACGAGGTAACAATATGGCAATGATGTTAGTAGACGGAGTAGAATTACCTACTCCGTCAACTTTTGAATGGGGCATGATTGATGTGTCTGCAAGCGACAGTGGACGAACACAGGACGCTCAAATGCATAAAAACAGAATAGCGCAGAAACGACAGCTTAAATTGTCATGGAGTGGTACAGACACGGCTAGGACGGCAAAGATACTTCAAATGGTAAACCCCGAATATATCAGAGTGACATATCCTGACGCTATGAGTGGCACTGATGAAACACGCACATTCTATGTGGGTGACAGAAGCGCGCCTATCAAGATATGGACTATTAACAATAAGAGGTATGAGACATTGAGTTTCGACCTCATAGAAGTATAAGGCGGTGATTTAATGCTTAACGTATCGGCTAAATGGCAAAGGGCAGTAATGCTCGATAATGATATAAACGTAAATTGCTTTGCTGACATAGTTACGGCAAGCGGTGAAAAAATTCCTGTTAGTGATAGTGAGTTGTGGGCGAATGGCTTCGAAGTTAATGATTCAACATCAAGCAATGGCACTTTCACAATCGGGGCTTTGATTGCTGGAAAACTGAAAATTAAGCTGAATAACATTTACGAGGATTACAGCAAGTATGATTTTGACAAGGCAAGCGTAACAGCATATGTTTCAAAAAGTTTTTCTGACGGCACAACCGAAAAGCTAAAAATCGGTGAGTATAGAGTCAGCGAAACAAGCTATGATGGCTCACTCATAACGCTTACTTGCCTTGACAATATTAATAATTTCAATCGCGAGTACGATAGCAATTTAAGCTACCCTACGACAGCATATGAGGTAGTCAGAGACGCTTGTATTAAGTGTGATGTACCTTTTACTATGGCGAGATTCGATAACTCTGACTACACGATTAACGAGATACCAAGTGACAATCAAAAACTCACATATGGACAGGTGATAGCTTACATCTTACAGTTAAGCGGATTATGGGGCAAGTGCGGTCACGATGGTGAATTGCTTATCGGTTGGTATGATATGAGCCAATTTGACAGCCAAGGTTACGATGGCGGAACTTTTAGCACAAAAACTACACCATACTCTGACGGAGATACACTGAATGGCGGAAATTTCACCGACTATTCAAGTGGAGATAGCGTTGATGGTGGAACATTTACAGAAGCAAGAAGTTACCACAATATTTACACGCAAAAAGACTTGAATGTTGCGACCGATGATGTTGTTATCACCGGGGTAAAGGTAACTGTAACCTCAAAAGAGGACAAGGCAAAAGATGTTAATGCACTTGCCGGAAAAGAGGGATATGTAGTTTCAATCTCTGATAATCCGTTTATTTCGGCAGACAAGGCACAGACAGTTGCAAATTATATCTTTAAAAAAATCGGTGGCATGAGGTTCAGACCTCTTGATGCTACACTTTTGTCAAACCCACTGATTGAGAGCGGAGATGTGGCGCTTGTGACAGACCGCAAGCAGAATACCTATAGCTGTTTTATTTCCAACCGAACGTTTACAGTTGGAAGTGGCACAAAAATTTCGTGTGACGCTGAAAATGCTTCAAGAAATAGTGCTGATAAATTTAGTAATGAGACAAAGGTTATCGTGCAAGCCAGGAAAGTTGCACAGGCACAATTAAGCGTATATGACAAGCAAATGCAATTGCTGACACAGTTAATGTCTCAATCACTTGGGCTTTTTAAGACTGAACAGGTGCAAGAGGATGGCTCAATTATTTACATTATGCACAATAAAGCTGACCTTAATTCAAGCAATATACAGTGGAAAATGACAGCTAATGGCATGGCTGTATCAAGCGATTATGGTAAAACGTGGAATGCCGGAGTTGATAAAGACGGAAACGCTATTTTCAATATTATGTCGGCCATCGGCATTAATTTTGATTGGGCGCATGGCGGTACACTCACTTTAGGCGGTGAGAATAACGTAAACGGCAAGCAGTATGTCAAAGACGCAAACGGAAAAATTCTGATTACACTTGACAACAAGGGCATTACGCTTGCTGACGGAGTTAATATATCATGGAATAATATCTCCAATCACCCAAGCATACCAAGCAAAACAAGCGATTTAACAAACGACAGTAACTACGCTACAACGGCACAGATACCAACTAAGAATAGTCAATTACAAAATGACAGTAACTACGCAAATACAAGTCAAATTCCTACAAAGAATAGTCAGTTGCAAAATGATAGCAGTTACACCACTATGAGCGCGGTTGAGAAAAAGAACTACACCACTATGAGCGCGGTTGAAGATAAAGGGTATCAGAATGCTGACCAAGTTGGAGAAATAGCAAACAACGCAGTAAAAAGTACGAAAGATGAACTTGACGCTCTTAAAAAGAATATCGGCTATACACAAATAGGAAGTGATTATGTTGTATCGCCTAAGATAGTCGGTGCATATGGCGAATTTACAAAAGCATTTAATGTAGATGTCGTCAATCCGTCTACAGGGCTTAATCAAAGTTTTTGGGCGCAAGACGCGGAAACAGGAACAAAAATAAGTGGAAATTATAGTGGAAATAATGTTGACAATAATCTTACGGTAACCCCGGAGGGAGCAAACCTTTTTTCAAGCGTCGGTGGGCATTCAAGCGGAGTGGGCTGTGGTGGTGGCTTTGCAAGCATAAACGGTGAAACGGTTAATATAAGCGGAACTAATGTTGATATTACTGCAAACAATTTGACTCTTAATGGAGTTGAAACAGTTTTTGGCTCAAAAACATTTACCAATGAAAACGGCTGGTACTGGAGACAGTGGACAGATGGATATATAGAAATGTGGGGAAGTTTTCCCGCGACTGTCTCGTTTGGCTCTAAATATGGTAGTCTGTATTATACTTATGGAAGCGTATATATGCCAGACGGAATAAAAAGTATCTTACATACTACAGGTACTGTGTTTTGTAGCACCGGCGGGTTGTATTCTATTTTTTTTACAAGATGGAGCAGTAATGAGTTGCGGTTTTGTATAAACTCGGCTGCTGCAGAAACAAACAAACAATTGTATTTACAACTTCACGTTTTAGGCAAATGGAGATAATTAACGAAAGCGAGGTGTAGCTTATGGCAATTCAAATGAGACGAGGGGCATACGCGGAGTTTGACCCCTTAAAAATGAAAGCTGGAGAATGGGCGGTATCGACCGACTCCGACACGAAAAAACAGCAGATATGGATGTGTTTCGCACCCGGAATAGTTAAGCGGATGGGAACTGTTGAGGATTTTGACACTGAAATTCAAAGACTTATTCAGAGCTATCTTGACGGTATGGCTCAATCCGTATCACAGGCTCAAAAATCAGCGCAGACTGCGACAGAAAAAGCTACCTCAGCAAGCAATTCTGCTTCACAGGCTCAAAAATCAGCGCAAACTGCTTCGCAAAAAGCAAACGAGGTCGCCCAAACTTCGGGAAAGATTGATACGGCGGTAAGTCAAGCAAACGCAGCTACAAAGGCTGCAAATGAAGCTGCGCAAAGAGCGGAACAACAAGCCGGGCTTGTCGAGCAGAAAGCAAACGGAAGAGGCATTACTTTTTCTGTGACAAGTGCTGGATTACTCAATGTAAGTAAGGAGGACTAATATGAGCGGAATAGACATTATATCAGATACAACAGGGCAAGCGATTGTTGAGAGTATTAAAGCCCTTGGCACTAAATTAAGCGAGGGAAGAGTTATTTATGGTGTTCACATTAACAGTGCGGATAGTAACCCAAAAACAAGAGTCAGATATTTAGCAGACACAGTAGGCATGACTCCGGCAGCTATGAATTTTACAAGTGGAACTTTTGATTATGGCTCATGGGCGAATGCCTTTTTCATGCCAAAGCCATGTATGCTTAAAACGAATGGACAGGTTGACTATTACCTCAACGAGAACGACTTGACTAAAAAAGTAGACGGCAGTGCGTCGGATATAGCAAACATTGATTACGATGGAAATGCTATGATGGAATGGGGCAATGGCACAGACATTATATGGTGGAAAATTGCACCCGACAAAGGCAATCCAAACAGTGCAAGCCTTTATGTTGCTAACTATCAAGCTGATAAAGATTTTAAAAATCTGAATTTCATTGACATTAACGGCAATGAAAAATCTCATTTTTATACACCAATTTATAACGGCTCACTTGACAGCAACAATAAGCTGCGTTCAATAAGTGGTCAAACAGTTATTAAATCGAAAACAGCCAGCCAAGAAATGACATATGCAAGAGCCAATGGTACAGGCTATGAAATCGAGCAGTACGTTGATAGACTCTTGATTAATATTTTGCTTATCATTATGGGAAAATCTACCGATACGCAAGACGTATTCGGGCGAGGCATGAGTGAAAATGCCAGTGATGAAAACTTATTTCTTAAGACCGGCACAATGAATGACAAAGGCTTATTTTGGGGCGAAAATACCGGAAAAGCCGGAGTCAAAGTCTTTGGTATGGAGAATTATTATGGCAATCAGTGGCGAAGAACAGCCGGACTTATTCTTGCCAATGGTATAGCAAAGGTTAAATTATCCCCATCCGTAAAAGACGGAAGTAGTGCAACCAACTACAACACTGACGGAACAGGATATATTGAGATACCTAATTCAACTCCTAGTGGTACAAGTGGTGGATATATCAAAGATATGCTATATACGGCATTAGGCATGTTTCCAACATCAATTACAGGCTCATCATCGACCTATTATCCTGATGGTTGTTGGTTTAACATTGCAATTATAGCCTTTGCTCTTTTTGGTGGCGCCCTGTCCGCCGGCCGTCTTTGCGGCGCGTTTTTCGTGGACTTGAACAACGTGGCTGGTCACGCGAGGTGGGCCATCGGGGCTTCTCTTTCCTACAAATAACTTGCAACAGGGAAGAGGGAATTTCTGCCTAAGCAGAAAGGGAGAAACCACGTTTCTCCTAAGAAAATTTGTAACTATAAACGTGTGTAGTTAATTTTATATAAGGGATTTAGTTTGCGCCTTTGCTCTTTTTGGTGGCAACCTGAACAACGGCCGTCATTGCGGCGCGTTTTACGTGAACTTGAACAACGAGGCTGGTAACGCGAGGTGGAACATCGGGGCTTCTGTACCTATCATTCATGGGATAAAATGAATGCAGACTAAATTCCGTACCCCTTGGTAAAAATTAACTCGATGCAAGCTACTGCTAGTAGTAGGAAATGGTCGAACGTGGTAGAGAGGATAGGAAGAGAATACGTATGAAAACATACAGAAATCTATATGCTGAATTTATTTCGGACGAAAATATAAAACTTGCAATTCAAAATTTCTCTAAGGGTAAAAAGAGAAGAAATAAGGTTAGGAAAATTTTAGCAGACCTTGATACATACATACCTAAAATTAGAGAATATGCGATTAACTTCACACCTTTTGAGCATAAACCCAAAGAAATATATGACGGAATATCACGAAAGAAACGTAAGATAGTAATACCGACAGTTATGGAGTCAATAGTACATCACATGATAGTGAACGTGCTTAAACCCATGTTTAACAAGGGAATGTATGAGCATAGTTACGGTTCGGTTCCTAATCGTGGCGGTGCGTATGGTAAGAAGTGCATATGCAAGTGGATAAAACAGGGTGGTAAAAATATTAAGTATTGCTATAAACTTGATGTGAAGCAATTTTACGCCAGTGTTCCACAGGGTAAATTAATTGAAAAGCTTAAATCTAAAATCAAAGATTTTAAATTCATGCGGATTGTTGAAAATGTTATACATTGCGTGTCAAATGGCTTACCGCTTGGTTTTTATACCTCTGTATGGCTTGCTAACTGGTATTTAAGTGAACTTGACCATAAAATTAAATCGCTTGGCATTGAACTGAAATATGCACGTTATGTTGACGATATGGCTATATTTTGTGCAAGCAAAAAGAAATTGCGCAAGGTAAAAGCCGTGATTGATAAAAGTCTTGCTGAATTAGGCTTGACAGTCAAAACAAACTGGCAGA